CTTGGACGATTATCATCCAATTGCCGTCAAGATTAGTCGGTCGTTCTGTATCTCCTGTAGAAGCATCAGAATTGAAATGACATTTTCTATTTACCGGAAGTCGAAAATTGAATTTACGCTTAATGGCGTATTTTGGATTTTGAAGATTAACGGATTCTATACCTGCCCCGTCACTGTCTAATAAGACCGAAGGGGGGGATAAGGTAAATTTCATATCCTTATAGACAAGGAATTGTCTTTTATTAACTGGTTGATTAAAGTAGGAATAATTTGAAGTACCTGTATTATCATAACCTATTGAACCATTTTCTGTAGTAAGAAATAATTGTTTCCCTGGATCTGGGAATTTGCCAAAAGGATTGTATTTACGATTGGCTTTTATGACTAACATACGGAAATCAGTGGTGGCATTAAGTGAAGATGACTCTACGTCATTGGTTTTTACTGGAAGCATTTGAATCTCACCTTTAATATGAGAATTTCGAATATACATAGAATTACCTATACGCTGATTGTCATCATCTCCTTGTTCAAATTTGAACAAATCTAAAGCATTACCTGGAATGAATTCTGGGAGTTGGGCAGACATATCTCTACCTGTATTTACGAAGCAATATGTGATTGGTTGTGAACCAAATGGTTTTGGAACTGGTGGTAAACATACTAAAGAGGAACCTCTAAATTTGTTTTCTCCATAACTTGAAACTAATTTTGCAACTTGTCTAGCAATATTGGTACGTTTCTTAGGGTATGTATTGGCTGAAGCACGATATTTTGTAGGGCGAACTGGAACATAGCGTTTCTTTTTGCGGCTATAAGCGTATTTACGCGAGGCACGTGTAGGGCGACCCATAGGATAAGTTGGCATTACTGTAATATAAGAAAAGAAAATAAATATGAATAAAATACTTAAGAAATTAATTTCTATAGACATATAAATGAATAATCCAATTGTTGGTTACGATTTTACTATACCTGAAGGCGATTATACTGCCGAAGATATTGAAAAATTAATTTACCCTGGTAGGGTTAAGAAATACGCCTTTCAACTCGAAGAATCTGAGCACGGCTACAGACACTTCCAAGGGCGCATTCGTGTGATTAAAAAGATCAGACCTACACAAGCTCATAAAATGTTTAGGGATATAAAGGGCATACATCTATCCCCTACAACTAATGAGGTTTTTGTGACTGAAGATGATTTTTATGTTTTAAAAGATGAAACTCGGATTGGTAAAAGTTATACTGACAAAGATAAGTCATATAATATACCACGCCAAGTTAGAGATATTACTCTGAAGAGGTGGCAGAGGCAGATTGTTGAATTGAGTTCTGTCTGGGACACACGCAGCATAAACATAATATACGACACTGTTGGCAACATTGGAAAAAGTGTTCTAACAACCTATATGGGAGTCTATAAATTGGCAAGGCAGCTTCCATACTGTAACGATTATAAAGATATAATGAGAATGGTGATGGATATGCCTACCTCTAATGCATACATAATTGATATGCCAAGAGCTATTTCTAAAGACAAACTGTTCCAACTATTCGGTGGAATTGAAACTGTAAAGTCAGGATATGCTTACGATGATAGATACAGCTTTAAAGATAAATACTTCGACTGTCCTAATATTTTCGTTTTTATGAATACACTACCTGACCTAACCTTACTCTCTGGTGATAGATGGAAGATATGGGAAATTGTGGATGACACATTAACGGCATACCATAACGCGGATTTTGATGGCGTCAGCGAAGCTGAGCTGTAACACTAAAATCCTTATATATAGTTTTTTAAACTTCCTGGCACACCTGGCACATTTTGAAAGATAAAGTGAGGCGCACGAAAAACTGTACGTAGGCTTCGCCTACAGAGAGGAAACCTTATTCCATTGTTTCCTCCCCGTCGCTGTTCCAGCTCCTCCCCTCCATCCAAGGACCGGGAGTGTTTTATACGTGAAAATATACTTAAGGAATACAAATGATATATAAATGTAGCTACGGCTACGGTTTACTTTTTTAACTGTCTCTCGCGGTGGTCGTTCCTTGTATGGACATAGTCCATGACTTGTTCGGCAAGGTTGCACTGTCGCAATAAGCACTTGGCACAGCTTGGACGATTATCATCCAATTGCCGTCAAGATTAGTCGGTCGTTCTGTATCTCCTGTAGAAGCATCAGAATTGAAATGACATTTTCTATTTACCGGAAGTCGAAAATTGAATTTACGCTT